TTCCTGCCACGCTCCTGGCCAGCACCGACAAACGTGATCAACTTATCGATAATCATCGGTAGACGAAGATTGCCAGCAGTTCCATCCCGGCGCACATTTGCCAAAATGCCGCCTTGCTGCTGTCCTGACACATAGATTTGATTATAGACAGGCTTAACTTCATTTTCTGTGCCTACCAATCTAGTCAGGGACGCAGGGATGCTTTTATCTAAAGTAGCGTCTGACCAATTCCAGGGACTAACCGGGTATCTTGGCACAACATGAATAATTGATTGAACACGGTCAGCATAAGCCCTTGCACCTACTGCCGCCGCTATTTGCCGGATGGCATCCAGCGGCGATATATTTTGGTAACCCCACGTTGACCCCGGCACTAGCCAATCTGTGCTAAACAACTGCGACAAGCTGCTGTGATAGCTTGCACTCCATCCCGTGTTAAACAGCTCTAGGTCAATCAATTGCGCCGCCACCGCCTGATCAGTCACAAAACGAGTGCGGAGCGGCGCCCAAGGCTGGGCAAACAAAACCAGCGGCGACCGCCCGGACACTGTATAAACAGTCTCGCCGTGCCGCCTTTGATCAGATAAGCCTTCGACAAGAAAATTGACGCTAAACCCATCAATCGTAACTTGTAGCGTCTGTGGCTCACCCGTGGCGCTATCAGGCTGTACTAACGCATAAGCCGCCGCCGTCTTTAAAGTAACTGACGCGCTCCACCCCCAGCTGTCCTCATCAAACCGTAAACTGCATGATATAGCCGGAATATTAACCCCGTCTGGGTATCGAGTAACCCGTATTGTATGCAGCATAATAGTAACCCCTGACCGCACTTGCCTTGATAGGCCTATCGGCCACGCATAACAAGGATGATTAAAAACTAAATCGGCACCGCCATAATAATCCAGCGCGGTTTGATAAAACGATAAATCCGTTGCAACAGGATATTGATAAATAGCCGGAGGTCTATCATCATGAGTAGGTAGCCAAAAATGCGGATCAGCCATCTGCCAAACAATCCGCACAAATCTATCCTTATAGCCCAATGCACCAAACCCACTCCCTACAATCGGCATGGCTGAGCATGGATATGCCGCAACCATCCCATACCGCAAATCCAGAGGCTTGCCCTGCTTGACAATAAACCCCGCATCATGACCGTGTTGGTAGCCTTGCTGAAAATCAAATAATCTTGGAATATGCCTAGGTGGCGGCGAAGTAAACCGCTGGACAGATCGATATTCGGATTGGGTGGCCACCGCAGAATAAGCCACATTTATCACGATTGGCTTAATGACAGTCCTATGCCACCCGGCTTTAATGTCTTGCTGGCCGCCACTTGACGACAAATAAGTCGCAGAAAAAACATCATCAACTGCTGCTGCCGATGCCATTCTGCTACCATACCCAGCCGCCGTGCCGTTATCTTTTGCAACATAGCCGCATGAAACTAAAATCTGCGGCCCGCGAAAAACCAACGGGTCATAATCACAAGCAATGCCGTCACCCAATAAATCATCTAAGACACACCCAAACGACGCGATGTTATTGGCTAAAAATACCGCCTCAAACTGTGCGGTAATATCATCAGTGACAACAGCAACAAGTGATGGCGGCGAGGCCAGCCCATCAATATCCGAGCCATCCAGCCACAACGAAGCCCCAGAAAACTGGGACTGATACACCGACACAGCACTAAACGCCGCCCCCACATCACCTAATATAGCCGATATAGTCGCTGCTGGATTTCCTAGTCCTGATAACTCGCCGCTTGCCAGGCCTGACAATTGCCCGGCAAACTGCCCAGGCTGAAAAAACGCCGCCGAAAATGCCGCACTGATACCATCGGTAACGACTGTCACCAGTGAAGGCGGCGAAGCCAGCCCATGAATATCCGAGCCGTCTAGCCATAGAGAAGCCCCGGAAAACTGGGACTCGTACACGGCCACCGCACTAAACGCCGCCGTGACCATATCCGTCGTAGCCGACACCGCACCAGGCGCACTGACTACTGCCAACACCAGCCCGACCACATCATCAGTCAAGCCATAAAACTGGCTGGTCGATGCGGCGGGCATCAAATCCAGCGCGACCGCATCGCCTGTAGGCGGCGTATACGGCTGTCCGAAACTTAACGTAACCGCATCACCTATAGGCGGCGTATACGCCATTTTTAGCTATTGCCTTCCGTAATGGTTCCACCCGATACGCGTAAAACGCCCCCGGCATAAACAGTGGTGTTAGGCATACGGATTACGCCAGTACCCGCATTGTTTGACACATCGACATCCATTACCCAGGCATTGCTAGAGTCAAGGCATCTGGCCCATGTCCATGTGCCATCAGCATCCACTGAGGCATCATCAGTCAAAATTGTAAACGTTAATACGCCTGCCGATACCGTACCCGCAGGATCAGCAAACGTCAACGTACCCAATAGCGTTTGCGTGGTGATTGCATCACCACCTGTGGCCGGCATTGTCCCCGAATAAGCTTTTAACGTACCGCCGCTTAGTGCCGTTAAAATAGCAGTGGCCCGCGCATTCCGCACAGCCGCACTCAAATGAATATTCATAATATCCTCAATAACTGACTGGTGTTACACGGTCAGCAACGACCGCGTTATAAGTTGCCGTCGGGTCTTTGGCCACAACCATATAGCTCAAGTCCTGCGGCACATAATCAAACCGATAAACCCCGCTGGCATCAGAAACCGTACTGGCCAGCACACGCATCGTATCCCTATCAATCAATGCGACCGGACGGGAAACAGCCGTCGCCCCAACTTTAACCGTCCCTGAAATCCTACCAAGCCGTTTTTTGTCGGCACCAGGCACAATGCGCTTAGGCAATAACTGCCCTGCCGATTTCTCAGCCCCGGCGGCCAGCGGGCGGCGAATGCCGTATGACCCCATAGTTTTTATACCAGCCCTAGGGGTTAAAGTTGCAGGATCAAGCAAGCTACGCGGGGTCGCTGCCGAAGTAAAGCCCGGATCAGTTATCCCTTCAGTTAAGGGTGCCGCTCCCTGAATGACGCGCACATTTTTAAAAAGCAAAAGTGACGAATAGGACACGCCCTGCGCACCTAGAGTTAACGGAGGATTTTGAGCGGATGTCAGTGCCTGCAAGATAGCGTGGCCATTATCAAAGACCCTTGTCATTAGTGCGCCATTAAGATAAAGATAGATAGCGCTGTCGTGATACTCCAGTGTTATGGTATTAAATGCCGTATAGGTCGGCACTGACATGTAAGCAATGGTGGCATTGTTGGAAACCCCAAGACCGTAAAAGCCCAGCCGGTTTGCAACGTTATCGCCCCGCCAATTAAATATAATGTTACCCAGGATTAAAAATCCATATTGCCCTATGCTTGCCGATCCCAGTGTCCCGAAATATACATCAAACTGTATTTGCCAGCTGCGGTAAATTGGCAAGTTTATTGCCGTTGACGCAATCCCTAAAGACACAGTGGAGAGGCCCATTTGCAAGCTGCCTGATGTTACGCGCGGATAGGTCGCATTGCCGCCGTACTTAGCCCAAGTATTGCCTTTTAAGTCGGTAAAATCCGTCGCAAAGGTTGTCGCCAAACAAACCACATCCGATAACGTAGTCATAGCCAAACGCTCGTCAGATCAACCATAAAATTGCCGACTGCCACACCAAGATAGACCGGAATAGACACAAAGTTCCCCCCATTAGCCGCAAATCCCGGCAACACCGTATAATTTGGCGTTACTCCAGAAAGCCCGCCACCGGGAAAAGGGTTGGCGTGCATTGGCGTATAAAGCCCAGGCACCGACGCACAGCGCATACCGACCCTACCCGTGCTGTCTAGTCGCTCGACAAACAATAATGGCGATGGCACAAAACCATTATCTAATGGATTGGGAAATGGCATACCCGCATCGCCCAAACCATATCCGCCAAACCGCCGATCACCCACTAAACTTAGTACGCCGCCTGTGTTATAGCCCGAATAATCCATACCCGCCCAGGCCTGCTGGGCGGGTATATTAGTGACAAATACCCCGCTTGGATATAAATTGACGCTTGTTGCGGCCACCGCAGCAGCAGTGTAAGTGCTGGTAGAGTAATTGCCGTGCAGCAGAAACGCATTATTAACATCGCTTGGCAGATTACTAGTGAAATCTCCAAAACCGTGCAAAATGCAATAAGTCGCATCCGGCCAGACGAATAAATAAAATGTCTTTGCGCTTGCAATTAAAATCCAGGGCTTGCCTGTTGAATTGGTCGCATTGCTTTTATGCCAAGGCAGCGCATTACTTGCCCATGCGCTAGAGGGCGGAACCACGCCGGTACCAATGTCGATACCCGTCATCGTTTTGTACATGCCTACTGCCGCAGTTTGCGCACCGGGCGTAGACCACAACGACTGCCCATCATCCACCCTAAGATGGTATCGACTGCCGCCCGAATCGGCATTTTGGTAGCTCGCACGGTTAGTCCCCGAAAAGCTTTTAGTCCAGTCGGCTGGCGAAACTTTTGCGGATATAGTCCCAGTTGCAGGCGACGACGGATTACCCGTCACAGCAAAAGTCAAAGTCGTTGAAGATACGCCAGTGATCAAAAAATCACCGTTATAAGCCGCCTCGTTAGCCCCAGATACAGCAATAACTTGATAAGGCACAAACCCATGTCCGGCTTGTATCGTCATCGTCGCCACGTTGCCCGTCTGCGTGATGGAGGTCACGGCCTTAGTGTTATAGCCCGTCAACAAACAGCCGTCCAAGACGTTAAGCAACGCACTGACTGAGCCGCTCAGCGTCGGCGCACCCGCATCATCGGATCGAAAAAATTTAACGGGTAACTTTGCCATTTCTAAACGCCTTATATTTGTAGTCTAGTCTCATTAAAAGTATCTCAATCCTAAGCGGAATTGCGGCGATTTCAGCGGTCAAATGATAATAGCGAACCAACAGCTTGGCTCTTTTATACCTTGATAACATCAATTTGAATCCCCTCTGACTTGGAGCTTAAATTGGTCGGTAAACGGCACGGGCTCGGATTGGTTTGTACACCTGGCTATCCAAAGCGGGTAATTTGCCGAAATCGTATTGAACCTGAAGCAGTTGCCCGTCGACCAACCCAGACCCCATGCAGCCGCACTGATAGTAAAATACGCTTGTTGGGTCAACGGATTGACGGGCGAGAAATCGTCATTAACCGTGCTGATAGCCACCAGCCCATAACTTTCGCCGTAACAACTAAAGGCGGTCGGTGAGGTAAAAACAATCACCCACCGCTCCATAATCGCCCCCTGATTCGTTACGATAATAGGGAATAGCAGCGAATTAAACTGCGCCAGCGGCGCGGTACCGACGCGTGAGTCACTCCAAAACGCCGCCCAGGCCGTCTGCTCAAACGCGATATTAACCCGCGCCTGCATATCGCCAACCAATAAGGCCGAACTGATAAACGACGTATTGGCCGGATAATCGTGCGTCAACGTCCGCTGCAACGTGATCTGGCCAGAAATCTGGACATCGGTGATTAACCGCATATCCTCGACCCGGTGTTCTATATAAAAAGGTTGTACAAACCCTGTAAATACAGGGCTGGGGGCAATCGTCACCATTCCCGCATTAAGGTCTGCGGTATAATTGCTGGCCGGAATGATCAGCCCGTTTTTGTCATACAGCCGCGCATAAGCCAGCCTGGTCCGCCCCATGTCGTAGGTATGGCTGGCGACCGCCGGGTTGGGCAGCGTATACGTTTGCGTGTTATGGATAATTGCCATATTGCCTTGCCGAAAAATCGGCACACGGCCATCTGAAGGCAGGCGTACCGTATTGATACCTAAAATACTGGCATCCAGCGGCAAGTAGCTCACCAAAACGGCGTTAAACTTTGCCGTTTCGGCCTTAATCGGCAACGGCGCCCAAATATACCCATTGACGACGTTTGCGGCATCATACCAACCGGATGCCTTGGCATCTGATGACAAACTACTGTCCAGCACCTGCTGACCAAACGACAGCCACCATGCCCCCGTCAGCCAGTTGATATGGCCTTGTACAAGGGGGTCGTTGATGTCCCCGTTATTGTCGGCGCTGGCGATAATCTCAACCCCGTCAAATGCCACGGCAGTAACCTGAAATTGTCCGGTCGCCAGCGGCGCCCCCGGTGTACGGCCATACATTTCCATCACCAGCGTTGACCCCTTGACGGTCACCGCGCTTTTAATGGTCAGCGACGTGCTGCCGCCCGTCCAACTGGTAAGGGTTGCCAGCCCTGTTTGGTAATCGATAGTACCCGCCGCTATCGCCGCATCATTAAGCCGATTTTGGTTGCGGTAAAGGGTGCCGTTGCGGTCTATAAAAACAGTCCCGGCATAAATGAACCGCAATGACCCCGCGACTAAATCCTCGGCGGTCGCAGGCGACAAATCAACCCTAATTTGCGTTAACGACACCGACTCGATTTTTGCCGCCGTTGATGCCGTATCCAACGAATATTGGCAATTAAATGACGTGCCGCCCAACAGTTGCGAGGTTGTTTCGATATGCTGTTGATTAGGCAAGTGCCGGACAACACCTGCAAAAAATACTTGCCCGTCTGTTTTCAGATAGCTGTATGTTTCGACCGCCGTAAACGATACGACCCCGGTGCTGTAATTAATCGAGCCGATAGTGTTGCCGTCTTTGTCCACGATATGACCAGCTGAATCGTCGGTCACAGACATATCGACAAACCCCTCGGTCGTCGTGGTCGTTTGTGCGACCGTATTTAAAAAATCAATTTCATTTTTCTTCTCGGATACCTGATAAGCGATATGAACCGACCCCGGCTTGACCGGATGCTGTGTCAACGTGGTGGTGACCACGCCGGAGCCGTCACCGCTCAATGCAAAAATATCGCTGACCAGCTCGGACTGATCATAATTAAGCGTAAAAGTCGTGCCGGATGTCGGCAAAACGTTAGGCTTGATCCGCAAGTCGCCCGTGGCCGCGACAAGTCGACCTGTCGCATCCCCGCTGATTGTCCCGTCATCAGCGACACTGGCTGACTTGCTGACCCCATTTTGTTGCCATGAAATGTCAAGCGAC